CCAACATGTTCAGAATCTGAATGTAGTTGGGTTGCCAACCAAGGCTTATACACCTTACGTATAATTTTTAATATACCAATGAAGAAAAATTATATCAAAATCCTTTGACGGATAATGATAATAATATTCCCTTCAGTTGATACATCAAAAATCCTTCGTCCATTTTTTAAATTAATTTTTAAGTTAATTAAAAATCATGGTACTATTTATACAATCAAATATCTTAAAAGAGTTAGATTACACTGTACTAAGTACATTTGTGGTCAACCTCTTTTTACTAATGATATTATGATTGGTATAGATAAAGAAGGATGACCAAAAGTTTTCTCTTTCCTTAAACCATTAGTTGATGGTAATCTTGAGTCATTAAAATATCTGTTTACAATCTTGAACTTCACAAGAAGTTGAGATTTGACAAATAAAGAATGAAAAAAGATTAAACCTGATTATAAAAGTATAACTGATGATTCGAAAATGAATCATATTATACCTTCAGGTTACATCAATAAATTTGTTAAGGAATACAAATTAAAATCTCCTCATCCTGAGTTTGATAAGATGAAAGATGTATATCTTTCAACAAAAGCTGGACCGAGTGGTCCTGCTACTTTATCAGCTCAGAAAGACTTGTTGAATTTTTCTTATCCAATGATGGATAATATTTTGAAAATTACAACAAGTGATGGTGGAGATTTCTTCTGTAAGAATTATACTGAGGCCTTTAATAATAATATTACACCAAAATTAAAAACTTTGGGTAAAATATCATTTATTAAAGATCCTGAGTGTAAGTTAAGAATAATTGCAATTAGTGATTACTTTTCACAATTATACTTAAAACCTATCCACAATATTATTATGAAAAAACTTAATAATATAGAAATGGATAGAACTTATACTCAGTCTCCTATTGCAAAATGGGAGATCAATAATGAGAGATTTTGATCATTAGACTTAAGTTCAGCAACAGATAGATTTCCTGTAGAATTACAGAAAAGACTTTTAGCAAGAATATTCCATATGGAATTAGCTCAAAGTTGACAATCTATACTGAACTCAAGAAGTTTTACTACACCAGAAGGTTACGAGTTGAAATATTCAACTGGTCAACCTATGGGTACATATTCTTCTTGAAGTGTTTTCACCCTTACTCACCACCTAGTTGTGTATTATTGTGCACAACTTTGTGGATACAAGAACTTTAATCAATATATGATTCTTGGTGATGATATCGTCATAAAAAACGATAAAGTCGCAAAGAAATATATTGAAATTATCAAAGGTCTTGGAGTTGAATTATCTGAGCAAAAAACACATGTATCACAAAATACATATGAATTTGCAAAAAGATGAATTCAATGAGATAAGAACCGTGAGATTACTGGATTACCA